TATATTACAGTGGAATAGAATAGTAATTGATGTAAATACAATTGATAATGATTCTAATTACACAAGTATATATAATATAAAATTATCAGAAGATTTAAAAATAAATAATATTTTTCAAAATCACGATCAATTAAATGAATATCATATTAATAATTTACGAACTTATAATGTAATACCAATTATAGATAGTGAATATGATGAAAAATATTATTTAAAATGGTATAATATCGGTAGTGAACAAATTGAAAACAATTATGGATTAAAATGGGAATATATAGGAAATACTAAACCAATTCATGGTAATAATATTAATAATGATTTTTTAATAAATAATATAATTAATAATGAATTAGAATTATCATTTGAAAAATTTGAATCGTTAAATATAGATATAAGTAATAAAAATAATTATATAGAAATTATTAATGATAATATCAAAAATTATTATAAACCCAAAACAAATATAAATGTCGGTAATAAATGGACGAATATAGATATAGAATCTAATTATTATCAAGAATATGAAAATAATAATTTAAGAAATGAAATAAAAAACAAAATTTATAATAATGAAGAACCAATTTTTACAAATGAAAAATTAAATGATTTAAATTTTGATTATAATAATGGTATTAACATTTTTATAAAAATAATAACAGGTTTGAAATGGAGAATTACAAACAGTATTAACGATTCTGGGGAAAATCTTATATATAATAACGAAATTATAAAACTAATAAGAGATAAGTCTAAAAATATTACAGATATTATAAATTTAGAAATAAGTGATTTTACAATTTTTGACAAAAATTTTTTTATCAATAATATTAATTCTAATTCTTATATTTTAATTGATAATATAATATGGAGAACAGAATATACAACATATGTACCAGATGGTACAATTAATATAAATGGAAACATAAAAAAAATATGGTTAATTAATAATAATTTAGTAAATTTAATAAAAAATACAGATAATTATGAACAAAAATATAATCAAATTATTATTAATGAAATAGAATGGAATAATTTAAATATAGAAAATGATGAATTGTTATCAAATACAATAATTATAGTTGATAATTATTATTATAAAATATTACCATCATATCATTATATATCAAATATACATTATTATTATGCAAAAGATATATTAAATGTCAACAGTATAAATGATTATCAAAAATTATTAGATTTATTTTTTGAATTATTTATAATAGAAATACCAATAGGAAATTATACACTTAATAAATTAATAGTAACATTAAATACAAAGTTTAGAGAGAACATTAATTCTGTAATATTAAATAGAAAAATAGAAGATGTAAATAAAAATACTATATTAATAGATATTGATAATTTCGAATTAGAATTACAATGTTCTGGAAATACAATTCCAGCAGATATACAAAACATTCTTAAATTTGAAGGAAATAGACATATAATATTTGATATGAATAAATCAACTTTAAATAAAACACTTGGATTTTATTCAAAAGTGAGCGATAATTTAGAATTTATTAATAATTATAGTTATTTAAATATAAACAAAATAAATACTTATGAAAAATTTTATCATTCTATAAAAATAATTGATAGTAATAAATATAGAATAATTGCTCCAGGTATTGTTTATTTAATTGGTTCAGAATATATAATTTTAAAATGTCCAGAAATTGAAGAACATCTATATGGTTCATTATCTTATACTAAAAATACAATTGGACTTGCAAAAATAAGAGTTAGTAATTGGGGTTTAAATGAAGAAAGTACATCATATCTTAAATTAAAATTAAGAGAATTTCATCCAATTGGAAAATTAAGTAAAATTACATTACAATTTGAAAATTCTGAAGGAAATTTATATGATTTTCGTGGCGTAAATCACAATATAGTATTTGCAATACATTATTATAGTGCAAAACAAAAACAAAATTTTGAAAAATCAATAATAAATCCCGAATATAAAATGAATTTTATGGATTACAAATATTCACAAGAAGAAAAAGAAGAAGAAAGTGATATAGAAGATGATGAAAATAATTCACTTATAAATATTGAAGATTATAAAAAAATGGAACAAAAATATAGTGATAAGAAATTCGAGAATGGTTACGAATTAGATTATAATATAATAAGAAAAAAATTATATGATAATATAAATGATGATTCAGAAAATGAATAAATCATATTAAGAAGATATAACATAATTCATTAAAGTACTTGAAATCGAAGATGGATTTAAAAATAAACAATGTTCTTTACTTATATTATTAGAATTATAACACAATGTTTCATTAGAACAATAATCATTATCACCATTATCACCATTATCAAGTAGAGTTTTTTTATTGATTGTATAATTATTATTTTGAAATATTGGCCAAAAATTATAAATTAATACATTTGAATTATTTTTAGTTTTTACAGGTATATTAATTTCTGTAAATAATGATTTATCATCATTGTAAATACAATCAGTTTTTAATTTAAAAATAAAACAATCATTTTCGCAATTATTATTAGTTTTGTATGTTTTTATAAATTCTTCTCTATTTTGTTCAGCATATTCTAATTTTTCTATTAAATGATTAATGTATTCTAAAGCTCTTATTTTATTTAAATTAAATAATAATATAAGATCATCAATATGAAATCCATTACCATTTGATATATTTTCAATAATTTTTAATGAATATAAATCTTTATTAACTAAATTATTAGTAGAATCTTCAAACATTTTCCATCTTATTTGTGCTTTATTAAATGATTTATCTAATGGTTTACCAATATTAGATAAATATTCAGTTAATTTTGTTTCAATATCAATAATATTATACTTCTTTTTTTCTTCAACAGATAAATTATTTTTAAATTCTTCACTATAAAGTTTATTTTTTAGTACAAAATCATATATACAATCTTTAATCCATTGTTTTGGTTCTATATCAATATATTTCCAATCATTAGTATTTTTAATTACAGTTAAATGTGAATAATTTTCAACGTCTAATGTAAGTGTTTTCATCCATTCAGCAATATCTTTATAATTACTATTATTTTTTTCAGGATTATATTCGTTATATAATATATTATAATAATCTGGATGAATATTTACATGATGTAATTTATTATCTTTTAAAAATATATATCTAAATTTAATATTACCATCTATATTTTTCCATTCTAACATTTTATTTTTTGCATATAATTCCATTTGATCACCTACAATGTGATATTTGTCTATCCACATTTTTTCTTTTGGCGTTAGTTTATCAAAATCCTTTTTATCTTTATTACATTCGTTGCAATTTGGCACAGCGATAGGATGATGTCCACAACCTCTTGGACATTTTTTTAGTAAATCTTTATTTGTAAATTCATCATTTTTACTATTTTCTTGTTGTGTTTCATTATCAACTATATTTTCTTCAAAATTTGAATATTTTTCAATATAATTATTCTTATTAGTATATATACAATTAATAAATATTATTATTATTATTATTACAATTACAATAATTGAAATAATATCTAATAATATATTTTTAGTAAACATTTATATTATCTCTCTTATAATTAAGTATATTTTATATTTCTTATTTTTTTATGAGTAGATTCAACACATATAAAAAATATAAAAAATATATTGAATATAAACAAAATTATAATGATAAAAATATCGACGAATTATGTAAGAAAAATAATGAATTTAAATTACAACCACAACAATTATTTTTAAAAAAATATTTTACAAATAACATAGATAATATTAAACAATTTTTATTATTTCATGAAATTGGTTCTGGTAAAACATGTACTTCGATTATTCTTGCAGAAAATTATCTTAAATTAAATAACAAATATAAAATAATAATTATTTTACCAGCTAGATTAAAAAATAATTTTTTTGATGAATTAATATCACCATATACAAACTATAATTATTTTACAAAAAAAGAATATAATATATATAATAGTGATTTAACTGATATTAATATCAAAATTAAATTAAAAAAAAAATTCATAACTGAAATAAATAAAAACTATACTATAATGTCATATGATAAATATCGTTTAATGTGTATTAAAAATAGTAATAATATTTTGGATTTTATAAAAAAATTTACTGAAAATAAAATGATAATTATAGATGAATTACATAATGTTATTAGTGATACATATAATATAGATAATTATATTAATATTGAAACAACAGGTAAATTAACAAATCTAAAATCTCTTTCTGTTAATGCTACTTTAATTAAATTATTATCAAAATTTTCCCATATTAATTCAAAATTAATATATTTAACAGCAACACCAATATATGATTCATATAAAGAATTACCAGAACTAGTTTATTTATTAAATCCAAGTTTTGATAATATTAAAGAAAATTTAACTAATATTAATTATAAATATAATTTAGAAAAATTAAGAGGAAAAATAAGTTATTTTTCAGGATCATCAAAAAATGCTTATCCTAAATCTAATTTAATTACACATCAAATTAATATGAGTCATATTCAAGATACGATGACATATGAAGCATTAAATTCAATGAAGTTTAAAAATACAGCAAATGATTACGAAGAAGAAGCTTTTTTAGCAAATCAAAGACAAATAGGTATTAGTTGTTTAAGTAAAAAATATAATATGAATACAATTATAAATAATTTGAAATTATATGCTCCAAAATTAGACAAACTTATTAATATAATTAATTCCCCTAATATATTTGGAAAACATGTTGTTTATACTTCTTTTGTAAATGTAGGTATCAATGTTATAGAACAATATCTAGTAAAAGATGGATGGAAATCTATTTTTGATGTTTATAAAGATGACATAAATTGGAAATTATATGAAAATAAAATATATGCAATATGGAGTGGTAATGAAACAGATATAAAAAAAGATATTATTAAAAAAATAATAAATAGTGAAAATAATATTTATGGAAATAAAATCAAACTTCTTATTGGAAGTCCAAGTATTAAAGAAGGTATTAGTTTTAAACATATACAACATATTCATTTAATTGATCCTGTATGGAATATTGCAGGAAAAAAACAAATTGAAGGAAGAGCTATAAGATTTTGTTCTCATTACGATATTGATGAAGATAAACATATTAATCTAAAAAGAGTTATAAATATACATATATATAAATTAATTCCAAGTACAAATAAAAAAAAATTAATAACAGAAACTGTTGATCAAAAATTATATGATAAAATTTTACCAGAAAAATATGAATATGTTGATATATTACTTACTAAATTAAAAAAAATAGCTATAGATTATCATTTATTCAAAAAAATAAATAATGAAAATACAAAAAGTCCAAAATCGAGAAGTAATTCAATAATTGAAGATGATGATAAAAATAATTTTAAAAAAAAGAAAAAATCTACTAAGGAATTAACATGTATGCCAAAAATTAGAAGACCAAATAAAATAACTAAATCTTGTTCAAATCCATTATATCCTTTTAAAAAATTAAATAAACATAATACATATTGTTGTTATAAAAATAAAAGTATAAATAATAAAACAACATGTCCAAAAAATAGAAGACCAAATTCAAAAGGTTTGTGTGAAAATAACTTATTTAAAAGAAAAAACATACACGGTGACGAATGTTGTTATAAATATGATAAAAAATAAATTATTTACGATTATAAACTTGTAGTCTTGTCAATTCTTCATCGATGGTGTCTTTATTTGAATATTTATCAAATTCTGTTTGTATTTCTTTTGTAATATCTTCTAATATTGGGTATGCTGTTTCATCATTAAATATATCTGTACTAAATTGTGTAAAATTTTCAATATCATTTTTAACAATTTTACTAATATCAATTAAATCATATTTTAAATATCTATATATAATATATGATAATACTATT